CGCCAGCAAACATGCGACGGGAAGCGCCTATTCGCGCTCATCGTCCAAGAGCGATGCCGTGGCGCACGGCGGCAAGTACGCTCGCGGCGGGCGGCTTCCGACGGCCGGGGCAGAATCAGGCGTTGGGCGTTTGCAGAAGGCTGGTAAATGACGGCATACAGCCGGCATGGCCGGTTGCTGGAAGAACGGATTGAGGAGCGCATCGCAGAGTTGGGGCAGCAGATTGTGACTGTTCCGGCGGCTGATTATGCGACGTACCGGCAAATTGTCGGGCGCGTCGAAGGATTGGCGGACGCGCTCAAGATTTCACAGGAAATAGACGGCGAAAACAATGGAGGCTAAATGCCGGTTTTAGGAGCCAGTAAAGTTGCAACTTTGGCGCAAGCGGACGATCCCAGGCGTGCCATTCTGGAAGCTGTTGGAGATCTCGACAAGGAAGAAGTCTTTGGCGATCTCGTGCTGGTCGGCACTTTCATCCAGAATGAGAAAACTCCTGGCGGAATCATCAAGCCGTCTGACAACGTCAAGGAAGACGAGTGGCAATCCAAAACCGGCTTGGTTTTGAAAAAGGGCCCGCTGGCGTGGTCGGAATGGGAAGAGGACAAAGGGGCGAACGCCAGGATCGGCACCTGGGTCGCGTTCAACATTAAGGACGGCTGGCCGATTCAGTTTAACAACGCCCCTTGCCGGCTCATTCCCTATGAGCGCATCCGCATGCGCATTTCTGATCCGAATCTGGTGTTCTGATGCCCAAAATTAGACCCGCTCGTACCGCCGAAGAAGCAGCCCTTACCCCGGTCAGTGAGCCGGTTACGATCGAACTGACTGATCCGCCAATCCAGGTCGCCGCCGAAAGCAGCGCTGCTTCTGTAACAGCACCTCCTCCTGTTGAGCAGGCGCCCGAAACGGAAGCCCCCAACCCGCTTCAGAAGCAGCTCGATGATCTTAAAGCCGCTGAAGCGTTGTCGCGCGCCCAAGCGGCGGAAGCGCAGCGGCAGACGGCGGAAGCTATCCGCATCGCCAACGAACATGCGAACACGGCTGCGAGAGCTGAAGTCGCGGAAGAACAGGCGCTTTACAACGAGACGGTCAACGCCATTGCAGCGGCAAAAGCCGATGGCGACAAGGCGCAGACTGACTACGCCGTTGCCATGGAGGCGCAGGACTACGCCGCGGCCGCGGAAGCACAACGCCGGATGTCGACCGCTTCGGCCTATCTCGCGCGCTACGAGGACAACAAGGCGTATCTCGACCAGCGACGTGAAACGCTCAAAACCGAACAGCCTCGTCAACAGCAACAGCGTACACAGCCGCAGCTGACGGTCGATCAATATATCGACACCATGCACCAGCTGTCGCCGAGCCAGAAGAATTGGTTGAAGTCCCATCCCGATGCCATGACGGACCCGGTCAAAAATAACGGACTCGGCTGGGCGCATCACAAGGCGGTCAAAGCTGGCATCGCGATTGACACTCCGGAATATTTCGCGGCGTTGGAAAGCGAATTGGGGTATCGTAGCGCTGAGGCAGCGCCAGAACCAGAACCGGTTATTGAGAGAAAAGGAAACAGCATGCCCGTGAGCGCCCCGGTGCAGAGATCTGCGCCATCGCCGACTGGCGGGGCCGCAGCGCCCACGCGCGTTGAGCTTACCCCCGAACAGCGCGAGCATGCGCGTATCTCAGGGGTAGACGAAGTGACCTACGCCCGCGGGGTGTTGCGGTTGCGAGAAGCCAAGGCATCCGGGCATTACGGAGAACAACGATGACCGAAATCCGTCGCCGCCGTTCGTTGGGGGCTCCAGTTCAGGATGATCCGGAAACGTCAAAGCGTCCTTCCATCTGGAGCAAGATGAAGGCCAAACCGAACTGGGATGATGATACTGGCGACGAACTTCTGGCCAGTGAAGTCGATCGGCTCGCTATTCCACAGCACATTGTCAGCGCGCTTGCGCGGGACGGCGTTGCCTTGCAGTGGGTGACGCGATCGGTGCGCGGGCAGGACGCGCCGCAGGAGATCGCGCGCTTCCGCCGTGGCGGTTGGACGCCGGTCAACGGCACGGACTTTGATGGCATTCTTGACGGGCTGTTCATGCCGAAAGGCACGGATGACACGATCTGCGTTGAGGATTGCATGCTGGTTGCCCGGCCGATTGCCATCCACGAGAAGGCCAAGGCGCGGGATCGCCGCGCGGCCGACGAGCCGCTGCGGATCAAGGTGGCCGAGCTCGGTGCCGGCTTGAATATCCCGGGCGGCAATCATCCGACGGCGACGCGGCAGAACAAAATCTCGATTTCAAGGGAAGGGATTGAGGTCCCCAAGGACATCAATTACTGACCTTGCGCGGGACAATATTTTTAGGTAAATGTCAAGTGAACGGTCGACTACCCGGGTAGTCGACTTTGAATACCCACCATCACCCGCCGTGATGGCTCACTCGATCGACTTGGCGCCGCCCGCCAAGCTCCGGTCAGCAGTAGGAGCCATTTCATGGCAAATACCCTTACCGCCCCGACCGGTGGATTCCAGGAGTTTGGTCGCCAGGAAGGTGGCGCTCCGACCGCAGGCTTGACGCCGGCCTGGATTGCGTCGACTGATGCGTCCATCCTTCTCCGCGGCGATCCGATCGCAACGTCGTCAGCCGGTGGCACCAACCTTTCCGGTAACTACATTACCGGCATCACCTCTGGAATTGGGTCTTCCGGTATCGGATTTATTCGCGGCGTCTTCCAAGGATGCGAGCAGTTTATCCCGACCGCTGGACGTGTCGTCTGGTCCAACTCCTACAACGGCAGCGTCACAAACTCGACTGGTGACGTCCGCTGCTGGATTATCGATGATCCGGACCGAAACTTCCTGGTCCAGGGCTCGACCAGCGCGGCGTTCACGTCTTCGTTTATCGGACTGAACGCCGGATTTGGCAGCTACTCCTCTGCTAATGGCACGACGGGATTGTCAAACGCACAATTGCTGTCTTCCACCGTAGGTTCAACCAACACCCTTCCTTTCCGCATTGTCGATTTCTACTCGGCATATGCTCCGCCTGCGGTGCCCGCTGTTGGCACTGCTGCTTTCATCAACGGCACGGACAACACTACCCCGGCGAACATGGTCATCGTCCGCCTTAACAACTGCGACCGTAATAATCTTACGGCGCGTAGCTCGTAAGGAGAAACGACCATGCCTGTAGCACTCTCTCAAATCCGCGATTTGTTGTTGCCCGGGTTATGGGGTATCGACGGCAAATACAAGATGATCGAGCGGCAGTGGCCGCAGATCTTCAAATCCGTCGATTCGCAGATGGCCCTTGAACGGCGCGTCGCGGTCCGCTTCCTTGGCTACGCCCAGCTCAAAAACGAAGGCGCTCCGACCGCCGCCGACAATAATTCGGGGCAGCGCTTCGTCTACAACGCCGAACATTTTGAGATAGGGTTGATGTATGCCATCACGCGAAAAGCGATTGACGACAACCTATACAAGAGTGAGTTCGGTCCGAACAACGACGGCCTGATGGAGGCGTTCAAGGAAACCGAAGAGGTTTACGCCGCGAATGTTCTCAACAACGGCACCGTCTTCAATCCGGCGGTCCAAGGCGATGGCGTTGCATTGTTCTCGACGGCGCATCCGATCGATGGCAGTTCAATCGGCAACGAACCGTCCCCGGATCAGTCTCTCAATGAGACGTCGCTGCTCAATGCAGCAATCACCATCCGGTCGACCTGGAAAAACTACGCCGGCCTTAAGATTCACGCTCGCGGCGAACATCTGATCGTCCCGGCGGGATTGGAACCGATAGCAGCTCGTCTGTTCCGGTCGGAATTGCGGGTTGGCACCGGCAACAACGACATCAACGCCGTGCGCGAGATGGAGCAGTCCTTCAAGAAGGGCTACATGGTGTACGACTATCTGACGTCGCCATATGCCTGGTTCGTCTGCACCAACATCGCGGGGCTTGTGTTCTTCCAGCGCAAGGCGTTTGAGAGCGACATGAGTGTGGAATTCACCACTGACAATCTGCTGGTGAAGGGCTATCAAAGGTACATCCCGACCTACTACGATTGGCGGCATGTGTACGGGTCGTTCCCGACTTCCTAAAAGGGCCCTCCGGATAGGGAGTAACAAACATGACGATTTCTGCTGTTTCCGGCCCGTTCGTAGCGTTCGGGGTCACGATGACGAGTTCGGCCGGCACCGGCCTGCTTGGAAACGACATGGAACACAACGAGCAGCGAGCGCCATCGCTGTTCGATCTCGGCATTGCAATGTCCGATCCGCGTGTTGCCTACCAATATGATCCGGGCGGCAGTCCTTCTGCTCCGGCGGTTGGTTTTTACGGCGGGGTTGGTACGGTTGATTTTGTGCCAGCCGCCGTCAACAGTTCGGCTTTTCTGGTCAGCACCACGTCAAGCGGCGTGACCACTTTCACACTGTCCGCGGGCGCTGGGGTCACTCAAACTACCATCACCGCGCCTGAAACTGGCAAGGTTTCGGAAACGCTGCTTTGCATCGATTCCACCGCTGTCACGCTGCCTTTTGGCGTTGGCGGCGTTGCGATGTGGAATCCTGGTGCTGGTGCGGGGCGCAACGTAACCATCAAACCTTCCAGTAATCTTGATGGTGGATCGTACAGTATTGCCGGGCGCGATATTTACGGTTTCAAGGTGACTGAGACGATTGCGGGCGGTTCAACCAATCTCGCCGGCAAGAAGGCGTTCAAATACGTTTCTTCGGTCACAAACACTACGACGCCGACTTCTACTGGCATTTTGATTGGTTTCGGGGATATTTACGGGTTTCCGTTGGCGGCTTCGTATACCGGACAAAACGCCACAGTCAGCGTTCTTGCATCGGCATTTTCGAGTGCCGTCATAGTGGCCTTGTCTTCCGCGAATACTACTCTGGCTTCGACCGCGGCGACGCAAACATCTACGACTCCTGACGTCCGAGGAACTTACGCGTCGAGCACGGCGACCAACGGCACAGTGCGCATGCAAATCACGGTTACGCCGGCAGCATCCGCGGTCGCCGCAGTTACGTCAACCAATATCGCGCCTTTGTTCGGCGGCACTCAATTCTCATCGATTTAAGGAGCTAGCCAATGGCGAACCGACATAAGAAGCACGCCGCAGGCGGCAAGGTTTTCTACGATGGCGGAAGCTCCAATGTGGCGAAGGAAGCCATGGAGCACAAACGTGGTGGTAAAGCCGAGCACAAGGCGCCTGGCGGCAAGGGCAAGTCTCGCTACGCCAGCGGCGGCCGGGTCGGGGCCAACAATCACCCGTTCAGCTCGGCCTATGTCGGACCGTCCGGAGGCGGCGGTAAATAATGAGCGCCGGGCGGCAACTCACCTATTTGTCTTCAGTCGGGGTAGCTGTGCAAAACCTCGATTACATGGGGGCTAAATACACGTGTTTTGCCGTAACGGGCTCGTCGAGCGGCACCTTTGCCTATCAGATTGAAGGCACGCTTGACGACATTTCGCTATCATCAGCGGGGACTTCGAGCGCCGCTGCGCAGTTTTGGTTCGCCCTGTCGTCGGGCGTCCACACCACCAACTCCTCGCTCAATCTCTTTCAGGGGCCGCTCGCAGCGGTCCGAGTCAACTCATCAGCTCAGTCCAGCGCGGTTTTGACGCTTAGGTCGCTCCAGGGGATAGGCTGGTAGCACGTTTTCGTGATATAAGGGGGAAACCTAACCCCTAGGCGCGTACCGATGAGCGTCAACTACGCCACTTCCGTCATTACCAACCGGCTCCAGCAGGTCGTCAATGGCATGGATGGCGGCGGGGCTTCGGGTTCGATGCACTTCCTTGATTCGGGCGGTAACATCCTGGCCACTGTTACGTTGGATTTTCCAAGCGGGACGGTGGTCGGCAACACGCTGACATTCAACGGCTTGTCGCTTGTCGATCTGTCCGTCGCGGTCAGCGGCGACGCGGTCGCCGCCCGAATTGAAGATTCGACCGGCTCGACCATCATCTCTGGGCTTACGGTTGGGACCGCCAACACGGATATTGTACTCTCGCCTTCCAACACCCTTGTCGCCGGCCAAGTGCTCGCGTTGCAGGCCGCCACCATAACAGGAGTCTAGTTTGAGTAAGCTTACGCCGACATTCGCCGATCAGTTTGCCGCTAAGGTCGCTAACGTGGTTGCTTCGCATGAGCCGTTGAGTAACGGCGAAGGCGCGCAAACTGTTGCGGTCAATTATACAAGTGGCGCGCTGCAGGCGTTGCCTGTAGTTCCGCTCTATCCTGGTGCGAATGTCGCTCCTGCTGCCGAAGTCAAGCCGCTCAAGATCGCGCTTGTCGGCACCGCCCCTTCGTCACGGATGCTCGCGCCTTTCAATGATCCGACATGGCAGATCTGGGGTTGTTCGCCGGGCAATATGAACGTTCTTCCAAGATATGACGCTTGGTTTGAGATTCATTCGAACCTGCTTTGGCCGGAGTGCATCAGCTATGGGCGGCCGTACATCGATTGGCTCAAGACGCTGAAATGCCCGGTCTACATGCAGGAGCGCTGGCCGTCGCCCGAAGGCGATTGGACCGATATCAAGGAAATTGTCCCCAACGCGACCGCTATTCCCTGGCAGGACATGGTCAAGGAATTCGGCGAGGATTTCTTCACGTCTTCCTTCGCCTGGATGATGGCGCAGGCGATGATAAAGGGCGCCAACGAGATCGCGCTGTTCGGCATCGATATGGCCAGTCGCGACGAGTACATTATTCAGCGCCCTGGGTTCTATTTTTTCCGCCATGAGGCTAGACGGCGTGGGATCAAGGTCACGGCTCCGAATGAGTCAGACATCATGCAGTCGCCGCCGCTGTATGCCATCTCGGATTCGACCCCGCTCGGCCGCAAGATCCTCGCCCGTGAAGCCGAGATCAAAGGGCGTATTGGTCCAATGATCGCGGAACGCGACAAGCTCAGCCATAACATAACCTATCTGCAGGGCGCGCTTGAAGATCTCGACTACTTCAAGGCGATCTGGACCGGCGCGCAGAAACCGACATAAGGAGTAACGCAGTGGCTAACTATACGCTCTCGAATTCTACCGGCATCACGTATGGAACGTCGTGCCAGGCGATGACGACCACCTACAAGTCGATCATAACGGTGGCGGTCGGCACCTCGAACGTGGCTTCCGGCGCTCCGTCGGGCGGCGTCGTAACGGTGTACCCGCCCCGCCGCGGCAAGATTTACGACATCCTAGTCGGCCAGCCGGCGACTCCTGCGGACACATATCTGCAGTGGGATGTGATGCGTATTTCGGCAGCGGGTAGTTCGCAGAACACATTTGCCGGCGCGCTGACCAGCGCTTCGAGCTTGTTTGCCTGTGATCCGGCCGACGGTTCGGCCATCGCATTTATCTCGGCAAATTCCTCGATCGAGACCAACGTGACGGCCATCGCCGATCTCTGGTCTGTTGCAATCAACCAGCGCGCTTCCTACCGCTGGGTGGCGGCTCCCGGATCCGAGCTGACTTACCCTGCGGTGTCGTCCGCCGGCCTTGCGCTTCGCGCTCTCGGTGCCGGCTCATATACCGGCCAAGTCAGCGCCACTGTGATGTTCCAGGAGCAGTAAGTTGAGAAATCCTGGCGGCTACGCGGTTATCACATCGCCGGAACAAGCGCGCGTCAACTTCGACAAATTCCGCTGCGATGAGATCAGCGCCGGAATCACCGAAGTTGACACGTTCACCTGTTTCCATTGCGCCAAGGTCATGCACGTCAAGACGAAGGCGCCCATGGATGAAGTCGGCTCGATGTGCCGCAACTGCATGAAGATGGTGTGCCCGCGGTGTGCGAGCGGGCCCTGCGTGCCGTTCCTGAAGAAGCTTGAGCTGGAGGAGAAGCGCTTTCAAGCGCTGCGTTCGTATGGGCTGGCGTGATGCGTCGAAAACTGTTTGTAAACAGTGTTGTTCCAGTTCTGGTTACGCCACCGCCCTGGAGTCCTTTGAATCTCGGCGCTTCCCTGATTGATTTCTGGGATGCAAGTGCCGGGGTTGTGCTTAGTGGGGCCGACGTCATTACCTGGACCGGGCAAGGCCCTAACCATTATGTGCTTGGACTTAATGCAATTACAGGCGCCGCTGCACCTGTATCTCCAACATATAACGCTGCCAGTTTTAATGGAAAGCCAGGAATCACTTTTGCAGGAGCTAACGGAGTAGATGGGCAATATCTAACGACCACGGCGAATGCGGTGTCTTTTGGGACTAATACGCCGTCGTTCTTCATGGCTTGCACCCTTTCTAATGGAGTTAATGGCTTCGGACGATGGCTTTCGACTGATAACAACGCAACCGACTGGACTAATCCGGATTCTATTGTTGCGCTAACACGCGACAGTGGTACTGATAGCGTCACATGGACGTATAATTTTAACGTAGGCGCGACTACGTTGGTTACGGTCGGATATGATACGCCATTTAGATATGGCGTAATATTTGACGGGGTAAATGGTACTATCTATCTTAATAACGTCCAACAGACTCCGAATGCAATCGTACTTACTCTGGCGGCGACGTTACGGCTCGCGGTCGGTACTGGATATAATGCTAACCATAATGTTAATGGCATTGCGCGTCGTATCGTCATAACAAATAACGCAGTTTCGGCAACCGATCGGGCTAACATCGATACCTGGTTGCAAGGATGAATGTTATGTTATGGCTTCTCATACTGTTGCTGTCTTGCATCCCTGTCGTTGCACAGCAATTCAAAGGGCGTGTTATCGTGCGGTATCTGCCGGCCGCTGAGCTGCATTGCATCTGCCGTGCGCCTATGGACGTCGCGCTTCTGGGATGTGCCATGGGCGGCGCGGTACAGGGATTTGGCGTCGGGCGTGACACTTGCATGGTTTACGCGCACGAGAAAATGCGAGGCAATCCCGAAGCTGTCATTGCCCACGAAGTTGCCCACTGCGCCGGGTGGAGACACTAGATGGCTACCACAGTCCAAACAGTTTATGGATCATCAACCGCCGTTACTATTTCGACGAGCGGCCTGGCATCTGATGCCTCTTTGGTCGCCGGGCGAGCCGGCACAGTTGTCACGGCTACCGGGGCTGTTGATTATTTGGTTTCGGGGATAATAACGGTTAGTTCAGCTACGGCCCCTGCCGCTGGAAAGCAGGTTGAAATATGGACTTTCTCACAAGTTAGCACTGGATATTTCACGGGGATGTCCACGTCGTATACTGGCACAGATGCTAATGCTACCCCGACTCAAAAAGCGATTATGAAACTACTACAAGCAGTCCCACTAGCTGCCACGACATCATCCGTTTATTCCTGGGGGCCTTTTTCAATCGCCCAGGCCAATGGCGGAATTATGCCAGATGGTTTTGGAATTTATATAGTGCAAAACAGTTGTTCGGCGCTAAATGGTGCGTCTGGATCGCAAATAACGCAATACAAGACGATAACATTTACGAGTTCGTAACATGGCTGCTTTGTTTACCGCAGCCAGCTCGCAGTATTTGTCAAACGCTGCGCCGCCTTTGAATGCTACTGGATATGGTTTCAGCGTCGGAGCTTGGATTAATCTGGCAACAACTGGAACACAGCGTTGCATATTCGCGCTTACTGATACGGCAACGACGAACAACTTTTTAGAACTTCGTGTGCTATCGACTAACATTTTGAGTATTGGCGCGGCGGCAGGGGGCACTACAATCAGCACCGATTTAACGACCGCCATAACTGCTAATTCTTGGGTGTTTGTTCTCGGCCGGTTTGCAAATTCTATACGGCGGTCGGTGTCAATGATGACATCTGACGGGCTCGTCCAAAGCGTTAGTCCGTCGGTGACGTCGCGGGCTCCAGCGGGGCTTGATATGCTGACAATCGGCGGGTTTAAAACAAGTGCCGCCGCAGCTGAGTTCTGGGACGGGCTCATAGGAGAACTATGGTACTGCAATCTTGACATTTGGCCAGATAACAATGCTGTGCCTAGCGATAGTTTTGTGCGTAAATTGGCTTATGGCGGAGTGTTTGCAATTCCACATGCCAATACCGCCGTATATGAATATCATTCGTATTTTGATGATGTTGTTACCCCTGAGATCGGGCAGGATTATAACTCCGGACCGCTTCAGACTTGGGTCAACAACAATGGAGTGACTCTCGGAACACACCCCCCTTTGCCCTATTGGTATGCTAGACCAGGACAGTCAAAGCGCAAACTAGTGGTGTGACATGCCCAACTGGATCGGCGGGTTTATTCCCATAGCGCTTGTCGCTCCGCTGGTTCCAATGGATTGGCACCAGCCTTTTTCGGTGCCGACGCGGGATCAAGCCTACGAAGTCGTTTCCAACATCACGACTTTCGGCGTCCCGCCTGATAACGGTAATCTGGACAAGTGGTATAGCCCTTGGGCCGAGCCTGTCAGGGTAAAACTCGGGCTTGCCGCGCGCTATCAACAAACGCTGGCCTGGAGCGGATTTACCCCCACCGAGACTAACACCGAAGACAAGTGGCACCAGCCTTGGTCGCTGCCGGTTCGGGATGCGGCTTTTGAGGTTATTGCCAGCGTCACGACCTTCGGCGTTCCGCCTGACAACGGCAATCTGGACAAGTGGCATCGGCCACTGTCCGAGCCAACACGCCAGAAAACGACTCCAGCCAACCAGCAATCACTGGCCTGGAGCGGCTTTACGCCTGCCCCCACGGTTACTGGATGGCACCAGCCGTGGCCGACTCCAGCCAAGCGCAAACTGGTCCAGGTTGATTCCAACGTCTTCGTAGTCACGCAGGTTGATACTTACGGTTGGCGGCAACCGTTGTCAGAACCGATTCGAAAGCCGTCGCTCAGGACGGCGTCGCAGGAAGACTATTTCGCTCCGGCCTTCACACCTGCGGCCGAGAATATCTTCGAAGACAAGTGGCACCAGCCATGGTCCGAGCCGACACGCCGCAAAACTACGCCGGCTAATCAGCAGGCGCTCGCCTGGAGCGGCTTTACACCTGCCGCGACGTTCACCGAAGACCAATGGCATCAGCCGTGGGTTGATCCGGTTCGGCGCAGAGGTTTTGCGGTTCAATACCAGCAGTTCACCGCTTTCGTTCAGGCCGCTCCTTTCAATGAAACGATCCTGGAGCCGGAATGGCACTATGCCTGGTCCACGCCGGTTCGTCTGAAACCAGGGCTTCCTGTTGCTCTGCAGCAACAGCCGGCTTGGAGCGGGTTCACCCCCGGGGCTATCTTCGAAGACAAATGGCATCAGCCCTGGGCTACGCCTACACGGCGCAAAGCCTCAGCTGCCAACCAGCAAGCGTTGGTTTGGAGCGGGTTCACCCCGACCGGGGAAGTCGTCACTCTCGATAAATGGTATGCAGCTTGGCGCGAACCGGTCCGAGACAAGGCGTTCGAAGTCGTTTCCGACATCAACGTTTTTGTCGCTATCGCCACTCCTGCTCCTTCCTTTGCCTGGTTCAATTCGCTTAATGAGCCGCCAAAGGCAAAGCAGGGGATCGGGGCTTCTCGGCAGCAGGCGCTGGCCTGGGTTCCGTTCCGCGAGAACGTTACCGAGGACAAGTGGCACCAGCCCTGGTCCGAACCTGTTCGCCGCAAGTCGCCGCTGCGCACCGCGCCCGAGACAGCGATGGTGCCGTTCGCGACGCCTTACGCCGTCGTCAGCTTCGGTTGGAATGTCTCACAGAACGATCTCGCGCCACGCCGCAAGCCGGGACTGGAAGCGCGCTACCAGCAAGTCTCAGCTTTCCATCCCTATCCTGTTCTCTCGACCACGACGGCTGTTATGGCCGCTATTGAAACGCCGGATATATTGTATACCGATGGAATCCTCTATAATCCGCCTTCCGGCGCGCTTGTGGGTGTTATCGAGATGTCGACGGCTTCGGTCCCCACTGCGGTTGTCGGCTCCATCGAGCTGTCGACGGATTTGGTCCCAACCGCGATCGTTTCGATCCGGCAGCGGTGAGTAGTAAAGATGGTTAATTCGACGTTTTATAACCGGGTCATGTTCCAGGCGGTAGCTGGGGGTACGGGCGATTTCATCGTCAATACCGCGATCAGCGGCTACAGCACGCCCGCCCAGCGCGGCGTGACCGATGGCGCGACTGTCTCCTATACGGCCGAATCGCTCGATAAGACGCAGTGGGAGACCGGAACAGGCGTCTATACCGCGGCTTCAACGACTGTGGCGCGAACGAACATACGCGAGAGTTCGAACGCCAACCTGATCGTCAACTTTAGCGCGTCCCCGATCGTGTTTTTGGACTACCAGGCGCAAGATATCAAAACAGTGCCGCCGTATGTCTACATATCTGATTTCGGAGTTATGGCTGATAACTTTACGGATGATACTGCTGCACTCAATGCTGCGTTTGCTTCGTTGGCAGGGAGCCGCGGCACAGTGGTTTTTGATAAGGCAGGATTTTGCAAGGTCACGGGCACTATTGTCGTGGGGCAACTATCTGGTTCTGGGGCGACGAGTTTCATCAACATCGAATGTCCATATGGACAAGCTACTTCTGGCATTAGATGGCACGGGGGCCCTACTGGGACTGTGGTGGCTTTCGCTAAAAATAAATATTCTAGAATCAACGGGCTTGGCGTCACCACCAACCAAGCGCGCGATTCAGTGATTGGAATAGCGCTTGGCGGCGACAGCTCTGGCTTTGGTACTCAGACACTTTCTCTTACGTTTGAAAGTTGTCTTGTGGATGGATTTGATATTGGAATAGTAGCTGGCGCTAATTCGGGAGCAGCTTCAGAGATAACTTTTATAGGGCAGCAAATAAATAGTTGTAACACCGGCTTTACAATAACCGACTTTAATTCTCTGGATTTCGTCTTCGTCATGCTATCTCTGTCCGGAAATGACGTTGGGTTAGCTACGGGAGCAGCATCAGGTTTTGCTGTTTATGGCGGATCAGCTTCTTTCAGCACTATTGCTGATTTTTTGATTGAAGCAAATTCTAACCTAGCCGTAATTCGAGATTTCAGAACCGAAGTCAGCGGGGCACTCGTGAAGGGAGGCACTAGCGCAGGGCAGGTTGAAATTAATAACTGCTATTCTGTTCAGGCAGCAGGACCTAATTTTTATGATATTTACGGAAGTTTTTCACGACTGACGATTAAAAATTGTCACTTAAATGGGTATGTGTATCTGACGACTAATCCTAATTTTGTAACCATGGAAAATAACGCTTTGGAACGTTGGGATACAACACGGCAACTTCCTCTGGTTATGTTTTTGGGGATAGGCAATCAATCTATTAATACGCAAGCTGTCTTTATAAATAATGTTGACGTCGTAAATTTTCCCGGAACGCCAATTCCTGATCTTCAGGGCAATATAGGAACGAGAGTTTACGATACGTTTACCGGAGATAACAGACCTTTCTACGAGCCTTCTATTTCCGTCATACCCATAGATAATACAAGCACTACTACGATTGGAACAGCCACATTAGCGCTTAGCCACGTAAAACACTTGGCCGAAGGAACGCTTCCAGGAGCGACAGCGGGAACTCCTCCGGTGCCCGGCAAAAATTTGCGAGTCTCCGGAGTGTTCGCAACAGCAGCTTCCTTGGCTTTCACGTTTCAAAGAAGCCTGACGGTAACAGGCATAAGTGACCCACTGGTTACTGCAACTGCCGGCACATTTTTACCCACTGATGTAGGCAAGAGGCTTAAAATAACGGCGGGGGCGGACACTGGCGTAGATTGGTATGGATATATTACGGAATATCTGACTCCAACAACTGTGAACGTCTTTCCAAACCCGACGACCACGGGGCGTTACCCGCAAGGCGCCGGGAAAGCTGCGGTAGTCGGAGAAGATGAACCTGACGCCAACTATTTCGTGGCTGGTATCTGCGGCGATGCCAATGAAACGTTCTGGGTCACGGGCATCGGAACCACAGGCTTTACAATGAACTCGTCCAATGCCACGTCGACGGCAACCGTCATTGCGCTGATCGTGAGGTAGCCGATGCTGGGTTTTGCTCCTCTTGCCGCCGTTCCGCTCGCTGCGAGAGAGAGCTTCGCGCCGTTTACCATCTCTTTTACTGCCGTTCTGGCGGCGATCGAATCCGTCGATGTCGCCTTATTCGCTGGCAGTATGTTCAACGCGCCGGTTGACGGTATCGTGGGCGTGATCGAAGATGCCGTACCTCCGGCCGCCGCGGTGCCGGTCGCCGCTTCGGCGTCGGTCAACATATCTATTCGCGAGCGCGCAGTCGTGATAGGATAAAGAAATCGGGGATTGAAATGCCATACAATATTACTCAAGGTAGTACGGTCGAATTCACGGTCGAATTCCTTGATTCGAACGGCAATCTCACCGTGCCTTCGGGCGCAACGTTAACCATGACCTACACATCGATTTCCGGCACGACGGCCTCTTCGACCATCACCATGACGCAATCCAACCAGTTCTTCGTCGCGACCTGGGGCTCTGGGCAGGCGAAGGTGGGCTTTGCCAACTACTCGATCGTAGGGACCGGCGGAACACCCGCGCTCGGACAACTTCGCCTCCTTGGACCATAGGTGCATCATGTTTCCAGCTGCCGTCAACACTACGCGCACGTACAACTTCAATCCCTCGGGTGCTGAGATTGTCCTGGATGCGTTCGGGCGCTGCCAGATCAGGCCGACCGAGATCACGCAAGCGCACATGTTGGCTGCGCGCATGAAGATGAATTTGCTGTTGAGCGAGTGGTCCAACAACCAAGTGAATCTGTGGGAAGTTAGCCTGCAAACCATTCCGCTTATCCAAGGATCGGCTACATATTCGGTGCCGGCTGAGATTGTCATGATCCTGGATATGTATATTTCCTACGGCACGCCATCCGTCGACCGCTACCTCAACCCGCTATCCCGCACGGAATATGCCTCTATCGCCAACAAGACGGCGCAAGGCTCCCCCTCACAGTTCTGGTTTGACCGGCTGATCTCGCCGACGGTGACGTTCTATTTGGTTCCGGACGGTGCACTGTCCTACACCGCGAAATACTACGCGGTGCGCCAGACCCAGGACGCCGATGTCGCCAATGGCTATAACGTCGAAGTGCAAAGCCGCTGGATGGCGGCGTTCACCGCTGGCCTAGCCTGGATGCTGTCGGAGACCTACATGCCGCAGCTGGAAGACAAGCTGTTTGCGCGCTATCAACGTGCCTGGAACATTGCGGCGGCGCAGGATACGGAGAATACTCCGCTCTACATTACCCCGCGACTGGGATCGTATTTCCGATGAGCTTTCGTCCGCACGGTCGCGCTTCCGTTAACCCGCGCTCGCCGCGGGCGCTGGGCGTGTGTGATCGGTGCGGTTTCATGTATAATCACTATCTCTTGCAGGATCAGTTGCGATGGCGCGGTCCGCGTTTGCAGAGCCTAGGGCTACTCATCTGCGACTCCTGCCTCGATATTCCCAACGAACAGGAGCGGACATTCGTTCTTCCGCCGGATCCGGTGCCGATCAACTTCGCGCGACCGGAAAACTACGTGGTCGCCGACAACCCCGTTTCTGGGCTGGGTTATGATCCGGCCAACGCCTTCCTGCCGACAACGCAGCTCGGCATGAGCATCGGCAACATGGTGATGGGCGCCGGGGTCAATGCTGCTTTCGACGGTGGGGTTGTGGTCAGCTCTGTCGCCACGACCGTCAGCCGCGGCTTCTCCAATTGTGCCAATCTGGTTAACAGCATTTCCGGCTTCAACAACTGGGTGGGGAAGAACTGGGCAGCCGATGCGACCGGGGCCCTCACGACAACGCCTTCAACTGTCACCCCGCAAACGCATGTCGTGTCAAGCTTCACGCTGATTGCCCCCGCCGACCAGCCCTTCCTGCTCACGGGAACTGCTCAGTATCGCATTCAGGGATCCGATAACGGCGCCACCTGGTCGACTCTCGCTTTTGGGACGACAGCCGGCACCGCGGGCGAGATCATCACCGATGATGCAATCACGCAAGCGCCCTACCAGTACCACCGCGCAGTCATCCGGGGGGATGGTATATCGCAAGTCGGAATTGCACAGCTCGTGCTGAATATCTCCGATGCAGGAGCCAATGACATATGAGCTTGACATATGACAGCTTCGTCACCCAACTTGCTAACATGGCCCCCGTGTCGTCCGCCAACGCGGAGTTTCTGACCGCGCTGCCCGGCGTGATCGACTATGCCGAAGGTCGCATTTACCGCGAACTAGATCTGCTTTCCGTTCGTGTTACCGACACGTCCGTCTCGTGCTCATCGGGCGTTCGTTCCATCAACCTGTCAACGACGCAGGGGACACTGCTCGTCGTTGATCGCCTCAACATCTTCACGCCAGTTGGCACGACATCGACCGATACGACGCGCAGCCCGGTCTATTTTACGAGTCCTGACTTCATAGATGCGAGCTATCCGTCAGCTACTTCCTCGCTGACTGGCGTGCCTGAGTTCGCTGCTCGCGTGAACGATACGCAGCTCATTTTCGGGCCTGCGCCGGATGAAGCATATGGAATGGAAGTCGTGGCGACGATCCGACCTAATCCATTGTCATCGGGCAACAGCAGCACGTGGCTGACACAAAACTTGCCAGAGCTGTTTTTTGCCGGAGCCATGGTCTTCTACACTGGCTACCAGAAGGACTTCGGCTCGCAAGGTGACAGCCCGCAATCGGCGCAGTCGTGGGAGAACCAGTTCCAGATGTTGCTCAAGACAGCTGCGGTTGACTCGCTGCGTGCCAAGATACAATCGCAGGGCTGGACTCCGCAAATTCCCAATCCGATCGCAACGCCGCAAAGGGTCTAATTAAATGGCCTTTGCGACCATAAAACTCATACCCGGGGTCAACACCCAAAAAACCCTGGCCGCTAACCAAGCGGGCGTATCAGTTTCTAATTTGATTCGTTACCGTGATCAGCTTGTGCAGAAAATTGGAGGTTGGAATCAGTATTACAGCGGCACGATCGGTTCAACTATTCGCTGCATATGGGGCTGGCAGGGATTGACTGGAACCGGATATCTCGCCGTCGGAGCGACCGCGGAACTTGATGCCATCACGGCGGGGTCAGCTACGACTATCACGCCGCAAACGCTTACGTTCAACATCCCGCCAGACATTTCTATCAGTTCCGCCAGTTCGTTTGTAACTATTGTTGCTTCCGGATCGAGCGCATCTATTTACGATACGGTGTACTTCAACACTCCGGTCGCGATTGGAAACCTGCTGTTTAATGGAGCTTATCCTGTCGCAGTGGCGGTTGATTCTTCCAGTTTCCAGATTGTGTCATCGGTGCAAGCGTCAACCACGATTGCCAGCTCTGGAACGCTTCCGACATTCACGACCATAGCCAATTCCGCGACCGTCACTGTTGCACTAGATAACCACAACTTTCAGGCTATCCAGGGGTTATATCAGCAATTCATCGCCCCAACTTCTGTTGGCGGGCTAACGATTCAAGGCCCTTATCAGGTAAACTCGGTTCTAAGTTCCACCTCGTTCACAATTGCAGCCACGTTGGCAGCGAGCGCGGCGCAGACCGCTACGATGAATTCCAGCTTGGAACAACTTGTTCTTTACAAGGCTCAAGGACCGCCTCCGTCGGGAGGAGGTTATGGACTTGGGGGATACGGGCTTGGCGGGTATGGGTTGGGGTCTCCTGTCTCGGGCGGCACTGGTACGCCAATCACGACAACCGACTGGACGCTTGCTAATTGGGGCGAAGCGCTGCTCGCGTGCCCGAAAGATGGACCTATTTATGTCTGGTCTCCGCGGAGCGGGTTTCAGACCGCGAGCGTGATCGCCACCGCGCCGTTTTTCAATGGCGGCATCTTCGTCGCCATGCCGCAGCAGATCCTTGTGGCTTATCGGTCGGTGCTGGCATCCGGCGTGCAGGATCCACTGACGGTACGCTGGTCCGATCAGAATGATTACACCAACTGGACCGTCAGCAACCAGACAGCGGCCGGCGACTTCCGTATTCCGACCGGCTCCAAGATCATCGGCGCAATACAAGGACCCTCGCAGGCGTTCATCTGGACCGACGTCGGCTGCTGGGTCATGCAATATGTCGGCGGCACCGTCATATTCAATTTCACGGAAGTCGGTTCGGGCTGCGGGCTGATCGGGCCGCACGCGGCCAACAAAATCGCTAACATCGTGTATTGGTGCAGTAACGCCATGCAGTTTTTCCGAGCTGCCGGGCAGGGGGTGGAACCGCTGCCGTGCCCAGTCTGGGACGCCATTTTCCAGAATTTGTCGAGCACCTATCAGGACAGGATCCTTTGCTGGCCGAACAGTGTTGCCAATGAAATCTGGTGGTTCTATCCGTCGACCGCGAGCACGGGTGAAAACGACAGCTATGTGAAATACAACGTCGTCGAAGGCGAGTGGGATTACGGGCCCCTGGCGCGCAACGCCGGCATCGACGTAACCGGGTTGGGGATGCCGATCGCCACTGATACTGTGACTATATATCAGCATGAGGTCGGCTTCAACAATGTGACCCAACCGCTTAATTCCTATTTCGAATCTGGTTACTGGTCGATTGCGGAAGGAAACGACTACGCTTTTGTGGACTGGTTCCTGCCGGATATGAAATTCGGCACCTATTCGGGGTCCAAGAATGCCAGCGTTAATATCACCTTCAAAGTGGTAGATTATCTCGGTGACACCCCGCGTTCCTATGGGCCATTTACATTCACATCGACAACCCAGTATCTAAGTCCTCGGTTTAGAGGACGCTTCATGTCTGTTCACATCGAGAGCAACGATTCCGACACGTTCTGGCGCATTGGCGCTGCACGCTATCGCTTTGCCGTTGCGGGGAGACGCTAAATGGCAATGTCTATACAGGATATTTTGAGTGCTTTGCAAAACGGTGTGCAAGCGGTTAACAACCTGGGCACCAAATTGGAGAATACTTTTCTTCAGCAGGGTGTGGTTGTATCATCGGCAATTGCGACGGCGGGATCCACGGTTACGTTCACGAGTTCGCAAGCGGCCGGATTCATAGCGGTTACGACAAGCAGTGGAGCGGCATACTATTTGCCGGTATATCGATGAGTTCACCGACTCCGAACAAAGGCTACACGTATCCTGCACACGGCGGGGCGGTCGGAGCTTGGGACACTCCATTAAACACCAACTTCGATTATATCGATCTCAACGTGGGCGGATCGTACCCGATCACGATCTCCTCAACCGCAACGACTGTCACCTACAATTCGTCCGGGGTGATCATGTCGAGCACGGCTGCGTCGATCACGATACCGACCAGCCTTGCGGAAAACCTGTTCTACAATATCACCGGCACGATCACGCGTGCCCTGACCGTCAATATGTCGTCGGCGGGCGGCATTTATGTTTTCGGCAACAATTCATCCGGCGCGTTCGATACGTCCGTGCAACCGAACGGCGGATCCGGCGTCACGCTCAAGCAGGGCGGACAGGCCGTTGTCGTTTGCACATCAACCGGAGCCAACTTTGCGGATAACGCAGCTAACAACTTCATAGCGAATTCCATCTCGGTATCGAGCGCAGCCGAATTCACCGGCACCAACAAAATGGGCATGGTGAAAGGCACGACGGGGCAGCGCCCCGGAAGTCCGGTTTCGGGAGACATCCGCTACAATTCGACATTGAACGGGCTCGAATTCTACAACGGAACATCCTGGATCACGGTTGGGCTGTCAAACACCGTTCAAAGGTTCACCAGCGGTTCGGGCACCTGCACGCCTTCAACCGGAGTGCGTCGGTGGCGCGTGCGCATGTGTGGGGCCGGCGGGGGCGGCGGAGCTGCCGCAGCGAATAATGGAACGGCCGGTAGTGATACCACTTTTGGCTCGTGGACCGCCAAAGGAGGAGGACTCGGCACCGCTGCGGGTGGAGCACCTGGGACAGGCGGCAGTGGAGGGGGCAATGGTACGGGCACGTTGGTTGAACGCATCGATGGTGGGCGAGGAGCAACCGGGCTTAACGGCAGCGTGGCCGGCGTTATTGCGCCCGGCGGCGTGGGTGGAACAAACGCTTTTGGCACCAACGGCGGCTCCGCCGTAGGAACCGCACCGGCATCGCCAGCGAATACTGGCTGCGGTGGCGCAGGAGCCGGCGGATCGTCCGGGACGCGAACCGGCAGCGGAGGAGGAGCCGGAGAGTACGTGGAATTTTGGGTCGATAATCCCACCGCAACCGCCTATTCGATTGGTGGAGGGGGCACAGGAGGCTCAGCCGGTGGAGGGGGAGGTTTTGCAGGAGCGGGTGGCGCAGCTGGCTTTATCGTTGTTGAAGAATTCTACGACTAAAGGAATGCTTCCATGCCGTTGATCAAATCCGGATCCCGCCAAGCGATCTCGACCAACATTCGAGAGATGATGGCTGCCGGGCATCCTCGCAAGCAAGCCATCGCCGCAGCGTTGAGCACCGCCCGCAAATACGCGGATGGCGGACCTGTGGGCGGATTTAACAAGTGGTTGGCCGACGGCCCGCTATCGACGGAAATAGAAGATCGCACGTTGGACTACAACGACCGGCAGCGTGCGCAGATCGCCAAAGACATCATGATGCAAAAGTCTTCCGGCGAAGGAATTGGGCGGCTTGCGCGAGATGCGGGGTTTTTTGATATCCCAAGCCCGAAATACGCACCTAGAGAAAGAGGCAGGGCAATGATTCCGTTACCGAGGCCCAAACCAAGATTTGCCTCCGGCGGCTTCAGCGGCGGTTCCCCCTGGCAGGAGCGCGCCGCGTCGCGTTCGATCGTCCACGCCGGCATGCTCAAATCCAATGTGCCAGGTCGCACTGACAAGCTACCGATCACCGTCGGCGGTGGAGCTTTCATTGTTCCTGCCGATCACCTCGCGGCTTTAGGCCAGGGAAATTCGCAGGCGGGCGCATCCATCATCAACGGCATGTTCGGATTAGGAGGGAACAAGAAAGGAAGCCTCGTGAAAGCGATGCGTCCTCAGATTCCCAAATTGAAGAAAATGGCGGAAGGCGGCGAGGTCGAATCAAAGCCTGTGGATATCATCGCAGCGGGCGGTGAATTTGTGATTCCGCCGGGGAAGGTCCAGGAAATAGGCGGCGGCGATCTCGATCGCGGCCATAAAATTCTCCATCAATGGGTGCTGCGGACGCGCAAGCAACATATCAAGACGTTGAAGAGTTTGCAGGCGCCCAAAACCTAAAAGGATTTCATGAGCCCTAAATCTCCTGTCCGCGTCGCCGGCCCCGATGATTATACCGAGATATGGCGATTGTTTGCCGCGAGCCATGCCGAGAACGGCCAGTTTTCTCTTGCCCCCCAGAAGGTCGATTACTTCATTCAGCGGGCACTCTGGCCCGAACGCATTCCTCCAATGGATACCGGGCAGCGGGGGGTCATAGGCGTTATAGGATCTTCCAACGGCCTGGAAGCCCTGGCCTTTCTCGCCATAGGAGAACTGTGGTACACGTCAGACAAGCACATCGGTGACTGCCTTGTTTTTGTCGATCCCGCACATCGCAACAAGCCGGGGCACGCCAAGCGACTTTTGGAATGGATGCGGGATCAATCCCGACTGACCGGCTTGCCGCTCATGAGCGGCGTCGCGTCATCGGAAAGGACAGAGGCTAAATGCGCGCTGTATCGGCGCATGTTCCCAAAGATCGGCGAAGTTTTCCTCTGGCGTGACGGTGTCACTGCCGCGAGTACGTGAGAAAGCACTATGGGTTCGTTTTGCACCTCCGGTAATACTGTAAACCAAACCCAGACCTATCGGCCAAATCCACAGGCCGCGAGCGCCATCACCGGCGCTTTAGGACAGGCCCAACAGGTCGCCCAAACTCCCTTCCAGACCCCGGTTGCCCCGGTCGCCGGGTTCTCAGGACAACAGAACCAAGCCTTCAACCTAGCCAATGGCATCCCTGGCGCGGCCATGCCGTACATCCAGGAAGGCGCCGATTATCTCCGCGGCCAAGGCACCGAGAATTTCTACAACCCGATGTCGGCCAATGTCCTCGCAGGGCTCAAGGACATTTTCGGGCAGCAGATGTCCGACACCACCGGCAAGCTGCAAAATGCGGCTGGCGGCGCGGGCGCCAGCCGGATCGCGGTCGGCCAATCTGAACTGGCTAAGGAACAAGGTCTTTCCGCCGGGCAGACCCTCGCGAACCTCTGGCAGCAAGCCCAGTCGGCGGCACAGAACGCTGGCTATGGGCTCGCTAACATGGGCAACCTCGCCCAGAACAGCCAGATGCAAGGGCTCAACGCGCTGCTGACGACCGGCGGGCTCCAGCAGCAACAACAGCAAGCCCAGCTGAACGCGCCTTATCAAAACGAACTACAGCGCATTCAATGGCCCTACCAGAATTCACAATTCCTGACCCAGGCGACCGGCGCGCTCGCTCCAGGGCTTGGCGGCACAACCAGCGGCAACACGCAGTATCCGCAGCAAAGCCCGTTCGGGACCATTGCCGGGCTCGGGATGGCCGGTGCGGGTTTGTATGGGTACGGCAACAGCAATGGTTGGTGGGACGGCAGTGGAGGGAATTCGGCGGCGGGGAAAGGTGTGGGCGGCGTTTCGGTTGCGCGCGGCGGGCGAATCTATGCTGATGGTGGCGCGGTCGACGACAACATGCTCGATGCCGAGCGGGGACACGATTGGGAGATCCCGGGCGGACATCCCATCAATGTTATGGAACATTCTCTGATCCCGCAGGGTCAGATCACGCCGATCCAGCCGCACATTCCGCAGCTGCAGGCGCCTCAACAGCAATCGGGAGGCGGCCTGGGCGACCTTGCCGGCATGGCGATGAAAGTCCTGCCTATGATCCTCGCCGCGCAAACCGGCGGCCGCGTCCCCAGCTACGCGGACGGCGGCCCAGTGCCCCCACAGCCGGCGCCAGGGCAGCCTCAGATGCCGTTTGGCCAGATGGCCAATGCGATGAACCAATCGGGCAATCCGCTCGCGCAAGCCTTCGGGGGGATGTTTGGCGCCATACCTCAAGGCGGGGGGATGCCTCAAGGCGGCAATCCGTTCATGTCGGCGCTTTCCGGGATGTTCAATCAAGCGCATCCAGGCGGAGGAATGCCGCAGCCGAGCTGGCCCGGTGCGCAAGGAATGCTCCCGCAAGGCGGGCAGAACCCCATGCAGATCCTTGCCGCTTTGCGATCTCGCTTCGGCGGCCAGGGCCAACCGCAACAGCACTTCGCTGATGGTGGCGCGGTCGACGAGGATCCCGGGTTGGAAGGGCTGCGGCGGGCAACCGAAGCCATGGACATTACCCGGATGCTCGGGGCTGGGCCGTCGAAGGACGGGAAGCCTCCCATGCTGGACTGGACCATGGCGCTCATGGGGTTACGGCCGTCAGGCATTGGAATCAACATGGGGGCGAATGGGTTGCCGCGAACGCAGCAAATTCGCGGACAGTTCCAGCGTTTGGGGACGCCGATCACGAACCATCCGGCACAACAGTTCGGACCGGCGTACCTTGGTATAAACGCCGCTTCCAACCAGCCGCTTCGCGCCAGCCGCTTCTTCGAGGATCCGGAACAAGGCGGCATGGGGAAAGGGATGGGCCCGGAGGAGCCGCCCGCTTCCTTTAACGAGCGGTTCGGATTTCCGGGAGGTGGCGGTGAAACGGGCAAAGAGATGGCGTCGGAGGAGCCGCCGGCGGCGCCTGAACGCGCTGAGAACCCTTTTGCTCCGGAACCGGTCGAGCGCGTCCCCTTGCCGCGCGCAGTCGTCAGAACGCCGCAGAAGAAAAAGCGCGTTGCCGAGATTATTGACGTGCGGCCTTCTCGCCCCACGCAGCCGTTTATCGGACATCGCAGTGGGTTCGCTGATGGCGGAGAGGTTGAAGACGAAGCGCAATTCGAGGAGCCTGTTTCTCCGTTCACACGCCGGCAGGCGCAGCTCGAAGAAGCCAGTCCATTCGAGCGCGCCGCCCTGCGAACCCGAGAAAGTGTGCGCCCAACATCAGGACGTAAAGAAGGTCCGTTGATGGGAGCGGCCGGCACCGCCTTGGCAATCATGGGCAGTCCGGAAGCCGCAATGGCGACCTACGCCCCCCGGCTGGGCGGGGCTCTGTACGGGTTGGCGGGCGGCATGACCCCGTCGGAAGCAGGGAATGAATTTCAATGGACGGACGCAAATAAACAACGTCTTGATCGGTTGAACACGATCGATAAAGAAATCGCGCTGGAATCTTCGCGCAGTACAAAATCAGCGCCGGGTACTCAGGCAAAACGCATCGACAGCCTGAATGCGGAAAAACAATTTTTGCTCAGCGCGCAAGATAAGGATAAAAACCTTGCCCGGCAGGATTGGGAAAACGCGCAACAACTCGAAGCTGACCGACTTGCAGAGAAAAAGAAGCAGGAAACCTCCTTTTTCGATGTGATCCCCGGCACACGCGCCGCGCTGACAGCGGCGTCGCCTTTTGCTTCGTACGTCGGGGGCAAATATCTCGGCAAGCGATTGGGGCCGTGGGCATCCATTCCGGTGGGCGCCACAACTGGCGCTTTGGAAGGCGCTGCTTCCATTGGCTTGCCGACGGAAGTTGACATCAACAGTTTGCCCGAATCGTCGCCTACCCGGCAGCAGGCGCAAGCCAGTTTGAGCGATCCCGAATATTACAAACGGCTGGGACTCGCTTCTGCAGCGAGCGGGGCTTTTGGCGCGCTGGGGGCGATCAAGGGATACGCCAGCACGCGTCCTGTTCGAAAGCCTCCTGCTGCGCCTCCGCCTTCTTCACTTAATGGAGCAACCCCGCCGCCAGCCGCGCCGCCAAAAACGCGCGTGACTTATACCGACCCGAGGGATCCGAATAAGGTCATCGGCACTTATTACCCGCATCTTGGCCAATGGCGGGTCAATGGCCAGTGGGCGAAGAAAACGGATTATCCGGATCCCAAGAAATTCAAAGCGGGGGCCCCGGAACATTATGCGACTGGCGGAAGTGTCGACTTCGAAGATCAGTGGGATCCGACAACAAAAGCGATCCAGGACGGAACGTTCGATCCGCAAGGAGACAATTTCCCGTCAGGAATTGCTCCATTTGCGCGGGGCCGCCCCATGCCGCGCGCAAACCCATTTCGCGAAGATCCTTACGTTGCGCAGGCGGCGGCCGAGCCACCTCCTGCGGCTGGACCGATCCCGCGGCAAGGTTTGTTGCAAAATGCAACAAACGAAGCTCCCCGATCGCAGGGATTGGCCGACAATCCGTGGATGGCCCTGCTAAATGCCGGGCTCGGCACCATGGCGTCGGCCGGACAGCGCGATGCGCGCGGCCTGCCGATGTCTCCCATGGCTGCGATCGGGCACGGCGGCCAGCAAGGTCTGAAGACGCTGGAAACGCAGCGCGAGGCTGCGATGAAGCAGCAATCGCTGGAGCAGGCTGCGAAGCGGTTGCAGCAACAAGCGCAACACCAAATTGATCAGCTCGAAGAAACCAAACGACACAACACGGAGACGGAAAAGGCTAGGAAGGAAGGGCTTGCCGCCGGCAAATGGAAAGTGATTGGACCTACCGCCGATGGCGAGGGCGTTATCCAGATGGATTCGGAGACTGGAGAACACAGGATTCTGCCCGTTAAAATGGGGCAGAAGGCAAAACCGCTGCCAACCACCGCGGGCAATAAACTGGAAAAATATGGGCAAACGCACGCCACCGTTTCGAGTCTGGGTTCCGAATTCAAAGATGAATATTCGGGATACGGCCTCAAAGGTGTCGGAGATTCCGCTAATTGGGCTGCGCGGCAGTTGGGAATAGGCAACGAGAAGGCTGCTAACTGGTGGCAGCAGCATGCGCGGTATACGAACGAAGTGCGTCACGGATTGTTTGGCGCGGCGCTGACCGGGCATGAGTCCAGCGAATGGGAAAAATCAGACGTCAATCCAGGAACCCAACCTTCTGTCGTCAAAGAAAATCTGGCACGGCAGAAAGAAATCGTGCTGGGAGCCATGGGGCGAAAAGCATTGTCGTTGAAGGAGGATGGCTACAATCCGAAAGCGATCGAAGCGCAGATGGGAGTGTCCTTCGCAACGCTTGAAAAAGCGGCCAAGCAGGCTGATGCTATCGAATGGGCCAGGAATAATCGCGGCGATCCGCGCGCTAAGCAAATTCTTCAAATGCACGGGAGGGAATGATGGCCGAATTCGACCCGGATGCGTATCTCAGCTCGGTAAATAAACCTGCCGGTTCTGGGGCAGGATTCGATCCGGATTCGTATCTGAAAGAATTTGGTGCTGGCCCCCAAGCTACCGCCGCCGTTCCAGAACAACACGTCAGCCCCGCTATGGAATGGGCGGATGTGCCTGGGAAGGCGGCTAAGAACCTGGGAAGCAGCGCTTTAGAATTTGGCAAAAACCTTGTTGAACCGGTTTTGCATCCGATCGATACCGCTGTGAACCTCAATAATCTCCGGAAGGGGCTGCTGCAAAAGGCAAGAAGCACAATTCGAGGAGAAGAACCGGGCCCCGATGAGAAATACGCCGATGCCGTAGGACAGCACTACAAAGATCGATACGGCGGATGGGAAAATTTAAAGAACACGCTTGCGACGGATCCGGTTGGCGCGCTCGCTGATGCTTCTCTTGGACTTACTGGTGCAGGAGCCGGCGTTCGCGGCGCGGCCAAAGCTGCCGAATTGGCTGGTGCGGCTAAGACTGCCAATGCAATCGGCGCAGCTGGAAGAGGTGCGCAAACACTTGGCGCCTACACTGATCCGGTCAACCTCGCGGGGAAAGCGGTATCCGCGCCATTCAAGCTCGGCCCCGAACAGCTTGCCATGGAAAAAGCTGGCGTGGAGATGACGCCTTTTTCCGCCATGCAAGGTCCGAAAGGAGCGTTTAAAAAGACCGAAGACGCACTGGGGAGCGTTCCATACGTCGGTTCTTTTATAAAAGGCGCACAGGAAAAATCGATTAAAAGCTTCAACGAAGCTTATGGGCAGCAAATACTCGATCCCATCAAAAAGATCGCGGCGACCACGCCTGGATATTTCAAGAAGGCTGATTTCTTTGATGTTCCAAAAGGAGCTGCCGGGCACGAACTGATTAAAGATGTCGGCGACAAGCTTAGCACTGCCTATAACAACTTGTTGCCAAAAATAAGCTTTATGCCTGACGCGAGGTTCCAAGCTGACATCAACAAAATCATAAACGACGCTGCTACCAAAGGATTGTCCACTGCCGGAGTGAACGAGCTAAAAGCCATCATGCGCGCCTCTATGCGCAGTCGTGGCACACCTGTTACTGGGCCGGTTTTCAAGGATATTCAAACCAACCTGAAGGTCGCCATAGCAGATCGCATGGGCAGCCGCCTGCCGGCGGATAAGGCTATCGCCAGGGCGCTCGGCAAAGTAAACACTGCCATGCTGGCAGGATTGGAACGTTCCAATCCTTTGCACGCGAAAGAACTGCAAGCGTTGCATCAGAGCTGGGCCGGATTGACTCAAATGGAGCGCGCAGGCGCCGCGGCAATTGCTGAAGGAGGAGTATTTACCCCACTCCAACTTCTTCGCGCTGCGAAGGCTAACGATTTCTCGATCCGGCATCGGGCCTCAGCACGAGGCGCGGCACTGGCGCAAAGATTCGCTTTAGCAGCCCAACGCACAATTCCCAGCAAGCTGCCGACAAGCGGTACTTCCGAGCGCGCTGTCGCGATGGGGCTCTTAGGCGGGCTGGGCGGAGCTTCTACGGTGGCCAGCCCATTTCTTTCTCTGCCGGCCGCGGCGGCAGCTGTTGGGATGTCGCTTCCCTATACAAATGCGGGGATGAGCATTTTCAATAAAGGCATCCGACCAATCGCGCGCAGCCCGAGAGCTTTGCGCGCGGGGACCAACGCCGTTTATCGAAGCGGGCAAAACAACCGTATTCAGCAAAATGCCAATCCTTACGCCCCTGATTAGACGTCCTTAAAAACATGTGCTAACAGGTATCCGCAACAAATGAGGGCATGTATGTTGCGCGGTGTATATGTACTTTTGTTAATGTTTCCCACAGCCGCTTTGGCCCCTGACTTTTCAAATTTCCCATCGGGTCGCTTTGGAATGCGGGGAAGCTTTGACGAAGCTTGGCGAGGGAGCCCAACCCGTACCAAAAAATCGCCTGAGCTAACAATCACGGTCATGACTGGCGGAATATCGTATCCGCGTCCAGAGTCCTTCAAGATAAATGACATGGCAATACGCTCCTGTTTCGTGTAGCTTGTTGCTACGCGATCGCAGCTTCAGGAGCGGTAGATCGTCATCGGCTCGGAGGGCAGCTCTGGGCCGATTTCGGGGCCGTCGGTAGCAATGTGCGAACGCCTTCGCGCGAAACACTTTACTCGCAACGGAGGCGCTTGTCATGTCTATTGTTTTGTCGGTTTTGGTGCGCCCATCTCCGCAAGGTGTACCGGAAGGCGTTGCACCAAGAGATTTGCAATCTGCGGCGGGATCGCAAATGTTGCGCGACTGCCGGATGGTGCAATTAAAGTCAGGAGAATGCTTTCTCCCAAGCTATCCTGATTCAGTCCAATCTGGACAACCTCTGTCACAGCAACCGCCGAAACGCTACCTCCTTTTGGCGAGCGCCGTGATAAAATTTGTTGCTGAAGAGCCGGTACTGATTGGGCCAGTGTAAGTATGTCTGCGTCTGATAAAGTTAGAACGGACCGCTGATATTCTGTGCAATTCTAGGGTCAGGAGGCTGATATGAGCTTTTGGGTGCAATTGTGGATAACCGTGATTATTTGCTTTGCATGCCCTGCATTTGCTGAAGAACCTGGGGAAGATCTTGTCGAAATCCACAAACAGCTTCCTCACGATAAGCCGCCGCAGGCGCCCCGGGAATATCTCTGCGACGTCTACAAGCGCACTCCGATCAAGAAGGACGCCGCTGGCGACTTTTCGTGGAAGGATCCGGCAGCCGCCAAACGCAAGGGGATGGACGTCTGCACCTATGCGATCGACGGCATGGCTCCCGAACTGCAAGAGCGCTTGGCAGCGTTGGGGAAGGCGGCGGACAGCCGCGGGATCGAGTGGAGCATCCTGAGCGGGTTCCGGGATGATTGGCGCCAGGAGATTGCCAGCGGGCTTAAGGCCGGCAACAAAACCAGCAAACACGGCGGATCCAGGGCTACAAAGGGCTATGGCGACGGCCGCGCGGCTGATATCGTGGCATCTCCGATACGACCCCTGATGGTTCTCGTCGACCAGATGGGCAAGGATCTAGGGCTTAACCGCCCCTACAAAAGCTTCGATCCGTACCATGTCCAGCTTGCCGGGCCCACCCAGTTGGTAGCGAAGACCGCCAAAGCGAAGGTGCGCTATGCTAAACGCCATCGCGGAAAGTCTTCACACCGTCGCGCGTGAGTGCCTGGGGTTCACGTTCGGGCTGGCAGCTGGATGGTACGTCGGACTGTATGTTGGGTTTCTGTGTGGGTTAGTTGTTTTTGCAACGAGGTGATGAATGGCTTGGCCAGCAGATAAACGCTTCATGACCCCCGACCAATTCAAGGCGCACGTCGACGCGCTCGATTTCACATCCTGGAAGCCGATCGGCATTGTCTGGCACAACACGGCTGAGCCAAACCTGAAGCGTTGGCATGATTATCCGCGACTCCATTGGATGACCAACCTGGAAAGCTACTACAAGGGGCTGGGATGGAATGGCGGCCCGCACCTGTTCTGCGATGACGGTCCCGACGGCATCGGGCTGTTCAATCCTCTCAACCGGCGCGGCACGCACTCGCCATCGTTTAATGCCCAATATATCGGCATCGAGCACGTCGGCGATTACAACGTTGAGGACGACGACAGCGGCGCCGGGCTGAAGGTCAAAACCAACGGGATCGTCGCGACCGCCATCCTGTGCGCCCGGCTCGGTATCCCAGTCGACGCCGAGCACATCAAGCTTCACAAGGAAGACCCGCGCACCGACCATGACTGTCCTGGGAAGCACATGGCGCAGGACAAGATGAAATCGATCGAATCTGTGCTGGAATATATGGGAACGGCCGGCGATCACGGTCCGGACTGGAACCACGTCGCTGACACCCCGACAGGTCCCAAACCTCCCAATACCAGGATAGCCATTGTCGATGTGGATGGCTTGAATATCCGTTCAACTTCAAGCCCTTCTGGGATAATAATCGGCGTGTTGAATAAAGGAGATGAAGTCAAGATTGTCAGCCTGGCGATGAACGGCGCGTCGAAATGGGCCTGCATTGAGCGGCCGAACAGCTCCGTGGGCTGGGTCAATGCCAAATATCTGGTCAATCCAATCATGGTCGGGGAGCCACTTGATCGGCCGTATGACAAGCCAGTTGCGATTGCAATGCCTTATGAGCCAGACGTACCAAACGACTTCCCCCTGCCGAAGCCGCCATCAGATTTCAAAGACGTGGTTTTCAAGGCGGCAGGCAAAATGAGCACCTTCGGCGGTCCCAAGGATACTGGGATGTCGGCAACCGAGGGGCTGGCGCTCTATGGCAGCCCGGCCGCCTTCACCAAGGCGGGCATTGGCGACTGGCTCCTGAGTGCCAAGGAAGCAGGCGCCAGCGGGCTCGGGCGGCGGCTCGATCCGGAAAAGTTCTACCTGGCGTGTCGGTGGGACTACAAGATCACCAAGGCAGCGTTCTTGCGCATCGCGATGATTCGCGTCACGAACCCGAAGAACGGGAAGATGCAGGTTGCTCGCGCCGTCGACTGGGGCCCGAACGCCAAGACGGGGCGCGCGGCCGATCTCTCTCCAGGGCTCGCAAAGGCGCTGGGGCTTAATACCGATGCCGAGTGCATCGTGGAAGTGTTTGGCGAGGTATAATCCCTCTTAACCTGAAGGAACTAGCCTATGTTCACATACGAGCAATTTATGTCTGCCATCCGGTGGGCGACGACTGTTGGAGGCACCATGCTGGCTTCTTACGGAGTTACGATAAACGCACCTCTGTGGCAGGCGGCGAGCGGTGTCGTTATCGCGTTGGCTCCATTTGTCTGGTCCATGTTCCGGCATACAACGATCGGCACAATTCTCGCTGCTGATAATGTTCCCAGCGTTGCCGGCGTAATTATGAAGCAAACGACGGAAGGTCGAAGTATCGCAGACAATACAACGAGCAACCCGACCGTTGTATCGGCTGGCACTGCGGCGGCGGCAAGTGTGGCGCAAGCGACGCCTCCGCCTGCATTTTCCTCCGCCACCGGACAGCGTTTATGAGTTATCTAAGCCTTATCCTGGCGATCTTGAGCCTGGTCGATAAATTTACTGACTGGGCTATCGAACGCAAATGGATGGCTGAAGGCGCGCGGCGTGAGATCGCCAAAGTACAGATCGAGTCGGCAAGAAAGAGTGGCTATGCAAAAGAAATCATGGCTGAAATTGACGCCATGTCTGAGCCTGCTGTTGATGACGGCTTGCTCAACCTTGAACCCAGAGAGCCCGGTAACAGCGATCGATAGCTACTGTACGACGTATATCCCGATCGTGCG